TTTGCCTATTTGTTGTGTTATTTCTTCATTTGAAATATAAATATCATCAATATTATATTTATTTACTAATTTTTCTAATACATAATCTTCATATCCTTGTAAATAAAAAATTTTTTCATTTAATTTATATTCTTTATAAGATGATTTATTTGCTTTTTTAAAAAAATTATCAAAAAATTTTGAATTTTTCATATAATGTGTTTCACCGTACTTTTTTAAACAAGTTTCCACAAATTTTTGATAAATAATCTTTGATTTTAATGGTGAAGTAACATTAAAATTTTTCATTAATGTATTTTGAGATTTCTTTTTTATTTTTTCATTCATCATAGGAGATTTATAACCATATTTTTTTATATTTGTTTCAATTGCTTTATCAATATTTAATTGATGTTTCATAGGATTATTTTCTCCAAAATTATTAATCCATGTTTTAATAATTTTTTCTTTCATTCCATTTATTTTAAAATTATGTTCAACACCATATCTTTTTTTTAATGTTTCTTTTGATTTTTTGTGAGTTTCTTTTAATTCAAAAGGAGATACATATCCATATTTTTCAATCATCATTTTTTTATATTCATTAGTTTTTGTATATGATATTTCTCCATATTTTTCTAAATTAGTTTTTTGTTGTTTTTTTATGTTATTATATTTTTCATCACCATATTTTTCTAATTTAGTTTGTTTTATTTTTTTTGTTTTTTCTATAGTTTGTTTTTTTGATAACTGTCCTTTTATTTTTGATAAACAGTTTAAATCTCCACAACTTTTATTATAAAATCTTTTTTTGTTCCAAGTTAATTTTGTCCCACAATCACATTTTTGAATTTCGTTATAATTATTTTTAATATTAAAAATTCTTTCAGAAATAGTAACATTATTTAAAAACTTTGTTTTTGATATAATTATTTCTAAAAAATCATTATTTTTTTTGATTGATTTCATAATTTGTCCTGTACTTTTTGATTTTTTTATTCTTTCAATTAAATTTTCTTTTGTTAGTTGCATAAATGATATTTCTTTTTTAATTATATATTAATTTAAAAATACCATTTATTACTACTAACCAAGTCTATTCACTTATAGCTAAAATAATTTGATTTTCTTTCAAATCTTCTGCTGCAATCCAACAAGAAGAATTTTCATCTTCATTCCAATCTTCATTAATCAAAAATTTATGATTTTTTGTGCATTTCATGATTTCTCCATCATCTAAAATTATTTCCATTATTGTTGAATTATTAAATTCAACAATATCTTCAACAGGTTTATCACCATCTAATGTTTTAACATATTCTCCAATATTAATCAAATTAATATATTTATATGTATCATCAGACATTAAAACTTGGGTTTCTTTTGTGAAACACATATAAACATGATTTGTTGCAACAAGAGGAATATTTAAAAATCCTAAATCGGAACTAATAATTCTAAATAAAGATTTAATTGCTTTTGCTCTTGACATATCAACTTTATTTTTTCCTTCTTTTGCATCTTCAACTTCTTTTCTTGAAGCTAATTGTCCAATAGAATCTAAAAATATAATAGTTTTTCCAATATCAACACCTGCTAATTTTTTTTCTTTTAATTCATCTAATAATTGAGTTAACATAATTTTAATATCTTCAACTTTATTTGAACGAATTAACATAAATTTATTATCAATATCAATTCCAAAATCTACTAAATCTGATAATTCTATTGATTGTTCAGTATCAATATAAATAACATTATATCCAATTTTTTGAGCATTTCTTGCAATATTATAACAAATATATGATTTACCAACTGATTCAGGCCCAGCAAATACTGTAAATCTATTATCTGGCACACCTCCATTTAATATGGATTTTGTTAATAGTGCATTTAACATATAAACCCCTGTATCAATATATTGTTTTTCTTTTAAATTATCATCTATTAAAATTGCTGTTTTTTTGGAAATATTTTCCATCATTGTTTTTATATCTTTAAAAGATAAATCGGGACTTTTTTTTGCCATTTAGGATGGATTATTTTTTAAAGATTTTTTAAAATCTTAACATATTTTAGTTCATTCTTAATAAAAGTTTTAATAAATATTTAAAAAATATAAATATTTTGATCTTTTTTATTAATGACCTAACATCTTTGAATATATACAAATATCTGAAACATTATATATAAATATATTATATTTGTTTATAAAAAAGTTAAAAAATAAAAGAGAATTATATGAATTTTTATATCACATTAATTAAACAAAGAAGAAAATTCGATAAATATATTAAAATAAACAGAGTTAGAAACAAAATAATTGTTGATATCAATGAATTGATGAATGATTATGAAATTGAAAATGATTCTCAAAAACATAAAGATTATTTCAATTTAATGGTTTATACAAGAATAAATCATGGGTTAAAAAGAGGTAAAGATATTTATTATATTCCAGATTTTTCAACAAATGAAATAAAAATAGAACAATTATTTAAATTAAAAGAAATGGTAGAATTTGATATAAATTTTAATGTGTTACTTTTTTATGATGAATTTATTGATGATAAAGAAATATTAAATGAAGTATTTGATAATTTATCAAATTTTAATTCTTCTCAAATTATAAAAGATTATTAATAATATATATATAAAATAAATAAAAAAATATTATGACAATAAAAATACCAACAATAAAAGAATTAAACAATAATCAAAAATTAAGGGTAAAGATGTTGTTAATTTTTTATAAAGATTAATCTAAATATTTTTCAATATCGAAATCTTCATTTTCTAATTGAATCTTAGATAAAACTTCTTCATAATTTAAATTTATTAATTCTTTGAGTTCTTCTTCAGTTGTGATGTAAATCCAACCATCTAACCCATCTAAACAATCACTTTTGCATGGTTCATTATTACAAACAAATAAAGTTGTTAGAATTATACCATTGGGTAATGTATATTCATATCCTTTATCATCATAATCTGGGGTCCATATTTCTTTTGGTAATTTATATTTGTTAATAATTTCTAATGTGAGGTTCATATTTTTTTTATAATAATTATTTTTTACAAAGATATAATATTTTTTCATAAAAACAAAATTTTAATATTGAATGATATATTTTAATATATAAAAATAAAAATTAATATATGTCATTTTACTCAGTAGATGGATATTCTTGTGAATTAAATTTCTTAACTCATATCCCAACATTATATAATAATGAAAATAAAGATACTATTTGGAATCAATTACAAGGGGAACTTAGTATTGAAAAATCAGCCGATGGTAAAATTATTCGTAAAAAAACCGCAGAACAAAAAGATCCAAAAAGAATAGTTGTTTTTAAAGGTAATAAAGATGGTAATATTAAAAATTATTATAAAGAAAATATTTATCAACATAATGATTATTTAAATCCTTATTTAAGATTATTAAAAGATTTTGAAGTTAAAGGGTTTGAAAGTGTTAGATTAGTTGCTGCTGATTTTACATATTTAACTAATTTGGGAGTTTATCCTATAAATCGTTTATGGATATTAAGAAGATTTAAAGAAGGAGATGTGGTCCCAGATAATTTATTAGATTGGAAAGATGGAACAAAATATCCAATGGCAACAGTTGCTGGGTGGATCACACCAGATAAAGAAGATTTTTTTAATATTGATTTTCATGAAGAATGGAAAATAACAACTGATAGAGTTGATGAAGTATTGATGAAAATGATGGAAAAAGAATTTAAATTTAAAACTGCAAGTATTATGTCATTACCAGGATGGTCACAAGGATTATTAATGGGATTTCTTAAAGAAATGGGAATAACTAATGATTTTGGTTTTGATAAAATACCATTTGGTAATCCTGATGTATTACAAGAAGCAGCAACAAGAGCAATTAGTCCAGATACAGGATATGGGTTAAAATCAACGATGACAATGACTTTAAAAACAGGGTATGAACAAAAATATATTGGAGATATTGATCCAGGTTCTGCAATGCAAGATATTATAAGAAATTTAACAAGAATGGGAACCTCTGATACTGTTTTTTTTGGTAATAAAGACTCAGATGTATTAAATGAATTAAGAAATGCAACAACGAAAAATACTCTTGATGCTTGGTGGACATTTATAATGTCAGTAATGACTGCATTTATTAATGCAATATCTAATTTATTTAAACAATTAAAAAGTGCGTTTGAAAAAAAAACTGATGAAGAAAAAACTGAAGAAAAAAAAACTGATGAAGAAATATATGAAGAAAGAATGGGTAGAAATAAAACAAAAACAGATAAAACAAAAACAGATAAAACAACAGATAAAAAATTAGATATAGTTACAAGTATAGGAAATAAATTTAAAAATATACCAAAAGAAGATAGAAAAAAAGATGATGATGGTAATTTAATTGGAGTGGCAATTCAAACTATTTTAGCAAGTACTGTAGCTAAATGGAAATGGCCTCTTAAAGGTGGTTTAGGTGTTATTACAGGAGAGAATACAACACCTTGGCATCTGACTATTGGAAACCCATATTCACCATTTGTAAGTTTAGGAAACATTAAAGTTGACGATGTTAATATTAAATTTAAAAATGAATTAGGATATAATGATATACCAACAAGATTAGAAACTGAAATAAAAATTTCATTAGGTAGAAATTTAGGAGGACAAGAAATTTTTGCAATGTTTAATAATGGTTATAAAAGAGTTTATGATAAAAAAGCAAATTCTGGAAAAGGGGCAAATATATCAATAAATAAAGTTATATAAGAAAATATAAAATTAAAAATGAAAAGTTTTACATTAGATAATTTAAAAAGAGATATTAATCAAGATAATTTATTCAATATATTTAAACAAACATATGTTGATAAAACTAATAAATTAACTATTTTTAAAACTTATGTTGAAAGAAATGAAGAAATGAGATTAGATAAATTATCTGAAAGAATATATGGTTCAATTATTTATGAAGAAGAATTAATGATAATGAATAATATTGTTAATATGTATTCAATTAAAGAAGGAGATGAGATTAAATATACTTATCTTGAAAATATAGGAATATTAAAAGAATTAGAAAAAGAATTAGAAACAGTTTATGATAAATTAGCAAAACCAAATAAAAATACAAGAATTGATTCAAATAGGAAAAAAGGTGTTCCACCAACAATAAAACCAAAAGGATTAGAAAATTTAACAGTTAATAAAAAAACTAAAAAAATACAAATAAGTTCAAGAATATCATAATTCATTGGAAATAAATTAAGTTGTAGTTTCATTCAAAGTATGGTATATCAAGTAAAAAGTACATTGAATAACCTCTTCATTTTATAGTTTCATATAGTTTCATTTTGTCAAATCAAAATGAGCTTTTGAATATGGAGTAATAATAATTGAGTATTCTCTCCATTTTGTAGTTTCATTCAACCACTCTTCAATCATATTTTTGGTTTCATAATAATTATCGCCATAAAAAGGGTGATAATAATTTATCCATAATATTTTATTTTTTAATTCTTGTTCAAATAATATATCTTTCTTTTTTTCATCTAAATTAATATTAATTTCTTTTTTTTGATTTAATAACTTATTTAATTTTAATTGTCTATCAATATTTTTATTATAATAATAAAATATTGAATTATCAGATTTCATTTGAATACAATTATTTAATAATTTTAAAAATTTTTCTTTATTCATTTTCTTTATATAAAAATATTTTTATATTGTTGTAAGATTATTTTTAAAATCTATTATTTTATCTATAACAAATAAATTTTTTATAAAACAAAATTTTAATATTGAATGAAATATTTTAATATATAAATTTATGATAGAAATAAAAAGAAGATCATTAATTGAAACAAAACCATTAGAATATGATTTTGGAACAAATGAGGATAAAAAAAATAGATTAGAAGCTGCAGGACAAACAGTAAAAGATATTAGTGATGAAGATGCTGATTATCAAACAGGTGAAGTTGGAAAATATCCTTTAGTTTATATTGATGGTGTTCAAGTTGAAAATGAAAATATTAAATATTTAAAAATATTTAATGATGCTATGTATCCTTCAATTGAAATTGAGTTTTCAGATCCAACATCTCATTTAATTGATGAAAATTATCCATTAGATGATTCAATAGTTTCTGTTTATAAAAAATCTACTTCAAAAGGATTTATGGATATTAAAATGGATTTCAAAATAATGGATTTCAAAACAATAAAAGGGACAAGTGCAAACACAATATCATTAAAATTAACTGGTATTTTAAATATAGATGATTTATTTCTTTGTAAATTTGAAAGTTATAAAGATACAAGTTATAATGTATTAGATAATATGACAAATTTAATGAAACTTGGATTTGCATCTAATATAACTGATACTAATGATTCTATGACTTGGATTAATCCAGCATATTTTAAACATGAATTTATTAGAGATATTGTAAATCATTCTTATTTGGATGATACAACATTTTTATTTGGATATATAGATTTTTATTATAATTTTAATTATGTAGATATTGAAAAACAAATAAATTCTGATATATCAACTCAAATGACTATTAATGATACTGAATCAGTTTTAAAAGATGATAAAGAAGAACCAATACCATTAATATTATCTAATAATGAAGATAAAGCAGATACAACATTATATATTGAAAAATACACAGTTATAAACAAATCAACTGAAATTAATGTTGAATATGGATATAGATATAGATTTACATCTTATAATATTTCTGAAGATAAAATAAATAAATATTTATTAGATTCAATTTCTGAAAGTGGACCAAATGGGATTATTTTAAAAGGTAATCCAGATAATAATACTTTATACAATGAATCTATTCGAGGACATTGGATGGGAAAATTAGATAATGATAATGTACATAAAAATTATTTACATTCTTCATTACAAAATACTAATAATTTAAAATTTTTACAAAAATTAAAAATATCTATAAAAATGAAAAAACCAAATTATGGTTTATATAGATTTCAAAAAGTGTTGGTTGAATTATATAATTTCGGAAAACCTGATAATGAAGAAGAAGTTTATGGTAAAAGACCAGAAAATATTGAAGATGAAGGGCAATATGATAATAAGATTATAAATAAATTATCTGGTGAATGGTTAATTACTGCAATTAATTTCACATTTTCAACAAAAGAAGGTAATGTTCAAGAATTAACATTAGTAAAAAGAGAATTAACTGATGTGTATAATTTTCCTAGAAGAGAATCAAAAAATAAAAAATAAACATAATGGCTAATTTAACAGGTGGTAATATTGCTTCAAATTTAAAAGATACTAAAAATAATATAACTAATGATATTAGAAATATTAAAAGTAATGATATTGTTGCAAATTCAGAATATAATAGTGATGATGTGAATGATGATTTATTTCAGTCAAATGCTACAAATTTTGGATATGTTCAGGGTTATTTAGAAGTTGATGAAAATGGAATATTAAAACAACCAAAAACTATAAATAAAGATGGCACTCTCCAAATTATAGGAAATAAAGATCAAACTACTACTTTTAATCAAGATTACGCATATGATTTAGAACAACATAATATTAGACAAACAGATGCAGAAGAAACATTTTTATATAATACTGATGATTATGAAGATCCTACATATTTAGGATTTGAAGTTTTATTTTTATCAAATGAATCTCCATTATTTAATTATGATAATGGGAATATTGGAGTAAAAAATTCCGCTTTACAATTTATTCAAAAATATTCAAATATTCCAGAAATTGCACAAAGAGAGAAAATATTAATTTTATTTTTACAAAGTTTAAAAGATATTTTTTCTATTTCTATGGATTCATCATTAGGACATAAGAATACAAAAAATAAAAAACATTATGTTGAAACTATTATAGGTTTAGAAAAATTAAATAATAAAATGGTTGAATATGAAAAAAATTTAATCACTATCACATTAACTGAAGATGTATCTTTAAGAACATATTATTTAGCAGAATTATATAATAATTTAATTTATTCTTATAAAAATCAAAGAAAATTAATTCCAGATAATTGTTTAAGATTTGATATGATAATTAAAATAAATGATATTCGAGCATTTAAATTTCATACTAATAATCAAAATAAAGTAATTGATACTAAGACATATATTATGTATAAATTACATGATTGTAATTTTGATTTTGTTGAAAGTCAATCACATAAACAAGCTATAACTATGGCAGGTCAATCAAAATTTGATACTGCTGCAAATAATTTAAATTTAAAAATTTCTTATAAATCAATATCTAAAACATTTTCATCAAATTTAATAGATGAAAATTATGCAAGAATTATTAAAAATAAATCAGAGAATATTTTTAGAGCTGGAAATTTAAATCCATCTATATTTTTTGAAAATAAATCTAATAAAGAATTAAAATTTAGTAATATAAGTAAATCTAATAAGAAAATAAAAACATTTGATAAAATTTCTGGTAATTCTTTAACTGATAATCTTAAAAATTCTATTATTAATAATGTAGATATTTTTGGAGATCAATTAATTAATAGATTTGAAGAAATAAGAGGAACATTAATTGGTGGGTTAATTAATCAAATTAGAAAAACAACAAATTTACCAATAATAAATCCAGATAATGTTTATAGTGAAGATTTTAGAACATTATCTTTAGAAAATTTTGGAAAAGGTTTATCATCAGATTTATTAGGTGATGTAATAGCAGAAATATTTTAAAATAAATAAAAAATAAAAAATGATTTTTAATCAATTAAATTTAAAAGATGTAATATTTGTTGGAATAGTTGAAGATGTAAATGATGAAAAACGTATAGGAAGAATAAAAGTTCGAGTACAAAATGTTTTTAATGAAATTCCATTAGAAGATATTCCTTGGGCAGAACCACAACGTAGTTTAAATGGTAAATCATTTTGTGTTCCTGCTATTGGAAAATTAGTTAATGTTATTTTTGTACATGGAAATGTTTATGAACCACAATATATTTATTCTGAAAAATATAATACAAATTTACAACAAAAATTAAATGACCTAGATGATAAAGAATATGCTAATTTTACAGCATTATTAATGGATCATAGAACACAAATGTATGCTGATGATACAAATCTAAGATTAGATTATAAATTTAATCAATTATCAATAAAAGATGATGGTATAGATATACATTTAAAAGATAATAATCAAGAATTACATTTAGGTCATAATTATTCAAATCAAAGTGCGATGTTAGGTGATCATTTTTTAGATTGGTTTGATGGATTTATGAATACATTATTAAAACCAATATCATTAATTGGTAATACTGGTGTGCCTATTGTAAAACCATTAGTTGATATTGAAATTCAAAAATATCAGGTATTGAAAAAAACATTTTTAAGTCAACATGTAAAAATTGTTGATAATGGAAGTTGTAAAAATGTTGGTGAAAATAGAAAAGATTCACCAGCACAAGATGATGTTATTGATATTAATGATGATAAAATATTAAATTCTCCACAAATTAAACCAGAAATTAAGAAAAAAATTACTGAAAAAAGAGAAGAAGATAATACTGAAGTTCAAACAAGTAAACCTAATCCAGCAGATAAATTAGTTGATGATGGTAAAATTGTTGGAGGAGGAGAAGATCAAACTGGGGATGCACCAGAAATTAAATATATTGAACCAGAAATTTTAAATAATAGTGAATGGTTAAATAAAAATCTGTCTGGAGATGAAAAATATAATTTTGAAACAACTGAAAATGTAGAAGAAAGAAAAATATTTATACCAGAAATAGAAACAGAATCAACACCAAGTGATCCTTATGATAATTTTTGGGTTGGTAGAAAAGGTAGATCTGCAGATTCATTTGAAGCACCACCAGTTGAAAATGAAACTTATGGATCATATACAACAACTTCTGATTCCCCTGTTGGATATACTTCATCAGGTAAAAAAGGACCAACAAAAACATTAAAAAGTGGAAAGATATTAGAAAATGGAAAAATTAATGCTAGTGATTTAACTGAAGTTGAAGGGTTTACAGTGAAGGGAAAAGAGATGATAATTTTATTAGAAAAAAATGCATCAAAAGAATTTATAAAATTAAATAATGCTTGGAAAGCTGCATCAGAAAATAAATCTGGAAAACCACTAGATATTTCCGGAGAAGATTCTGCATATAGAACTGTAGCACAACAAATAGCTTTGCAAATCTCTCAAGGAAAAGATGTTGCGGCATCCGCAGGATCAAGTCCTCATGGTTGGGGTATTGCCATTGATATTAATGGCACAAGAAGAATTGATAGTCAACATAAAGGGGGGACTGGCTTATATAAATGGTTAAAAAAGAAATCACAAGAAAAAGAATGGAAAATTCAAAGAATTAAATGGGGTGGTCCATCATCTGAAAGATATGCAAAAAGAAATAATGTTGTATCTGAAAATTGGGAAAGATGGCATTGGATGTACACCGGACCTACTGTTTATAACGAAGAATCACCAGTAAAAAAGAAACAATTATCATATACTCTTGTTTCTTATAAAAGTTTTGCACAAAAATTATATGATGCGATGAATAAATCTAATGATGATGAAGATGCTATTTATGTTGTTATAAAAAAAATGAAAACTGATGATGATGTTCATGAATTAAATACCGCTTTTGGAATAAAAATTTTAAAAAAGAAAAAAAGAAATTTAACTCAATGGTTTAAAAAAGAATTAAAAACTTCAGAACTTGAATTTCTTAATCAAATATTAAGAGACAAAAATATAAAGACACTTTTTATCTAATTTCTAAAAAATACTTATTAATTTTTATATATAAGATATGAAAAATATAAAAACATATGGAGAAATCCAATATTATCTTTATGATGGAGATAAAAAAGAAAAAAAAGTATCTAAAAAAACATTCTTAAATTCTAAAGGGGCATCTGTCAAACATTATCATAAAATTCCTAAGAAAAAATTAACAACATCATTAACTGGTAAAGTTATTGAAAAATTAAATCATGTTTTAACATTTGAAAAATATAGTGATATAGATTATAATAAAAAAGGCACATTTGGTATTGATAGTCATCAAGGACCTAATATGAGAATTAATAATAATCCTAATCAACCAACTTTTGATGGTGGAGATGGTCCAAGTGGAACATCAGTTCCAGATACAACTAAAAGTGTAGTTAAATCTGTGAAAAATAAAAGAGGCAATAATGCAAAAGTTATGCAAAAGAAAAGAAAAGAGAAAATTAAAAAATATTCTGATGATGAAAAAGATGCTAAAATGATGACTTATCAAACAAGTGATGATTTAACTAAATATGCTCCAAATCGTAAACCTACAACAAATGCAGGAGGGTCTTCACAATGGGGATAAAAATAAAAATTGATAATGTTAAATTATTTAAAAACATATAAATTATTTGAGAATAATGAAAATATATATGAAATTATTCAATTATTTAAAGATAATTGTAAAGAATTTTTATTTGATGATACTAAAATATTTCGTTCTGTTAATATTAATAAAAAATGGTTAAAATGGAATAAATCTTTAACTAAATCAACATATTTATATAAAGGAAAAAAATTTAGAAATTCTGCTTATATGAATGGAGAAAATACATACACATTTATTATAAATCATACAGAACCTTGGAAAAATTATCCAAAAAGAGAATTAATTTGCAGTTTAAATACTATTAGAGCATTTAGTAATTCTTTTTATCGAGTTATACCATATGATAATACAAAATGGGGAGTAGTGCCATCAAATGATATTCAAGATACAAAATTTTATGAGATACAAAATTTTAATAGATTTGATGTAGAAGATTATTTGAATCATATAGAAGAATATGAACAAGAACTTTTAAAAGATTATACTCCTGAAAAATTAGGATTTAAAATATGTAATAATAAAAAATTAAATAATATTTCTAAAAATTTAGAAGTTTGGACAGATTCCCCGGTTCTTTTAATAAATATAAATAATATTGATGAATTTGAAGAAATTGTAAAGAAAATTTAATATATAAATTATATGGAAAAATACACAGAAAAATATAAAGATTATCTTTATGAAAGTTTAGATGACAAATTAAAAGATAAATTAAAAGATGATTATATAACATTAAAAAGAGGGATTTTATTACTATTAGAAGAATCCATTGAAAATACTGAAGAATTAGTTGATGTTCAAAATTTTATTAATAAATCTGCTGGAAATTTAAATGATAATCCATTAATTGGTTTTGTTGAAGATGGTGAGATTTTTGATTTTTATCTTAAATATCAAAATGATATTAATCAAATATGTAATAATAATGGTTGGTTTGGGAAAGTACCAAAAGAAGAAAGTATATTTAGTTTATATGGATATGTGATAAATGGGTCTAAATTTGGAGTTACTCAATGTTTAAAAATAATGGAGAAAGAATTATTTTAATAATTTTTTAATATTTTCACTAATCATATCTCTAATTTCTAAATTAGGAATATTTTTTATTATAGCATATGTTTCTGTACCAATAATTTCAATATTTTTCATTATATTTTTTAATTTTTCATTTTTATTATAATAATCTAATAATGTTTTTGAAAAAATGTTTAATTTAATATCTGTATCAATATTATATTTAAGTACAACCAATGAATTATTTTGTTCTGTAATTATATAATGTAGTTTTTCTTTTGAAATATTTTTTGATTCTAATAATTTTAAAGTATCAGATGGTTTAATTAATTTTTTAAAATTCACAACTTTACCATCAAAAATATATTCTAAATTTTCTTCTAATTTTGGTTCTTCAACTTCTGCTTTAGGTTCTTTAGGTTTTTTAGAAATAGGTTTCATCATTTTTGCATCTTTTGATATAGAAACTTTGGGATTTTTGATAACAGGTTTCTCAATAGATGGGATTTTAATACTATCTTTTTTATCTTTACATTCATTAGAATTAAAATTACTATATTTTTTTAACATGGTATTTAGTTATTTTATAAATAAAAAAAATCTCAATCTCGATCAATTGAGATTTTTTTTATATATTAATTTTTTTATATTTCTTGACTATTAGCTGTTGTTTGAATTTGTCCTTGTCCTTGTCCTTGAGGTTGTAATTGTCCTTGAGGTTGTACTTGTCCTTGAGGTTGTACTTGAGTTTGAATTTCTTGTGCAGGAATGTCTTGTGCAGTTTCTTGTGCTTGAGGATTCTGTGATTGAGTATCTTGCATTTGAATTTGTGGTTGTTGTATCTGTGTTTGCATTTGTGGTTGAACACTTGTACTTACATCACCAAGAACAATAGATGTTGGGAAATTTTCAATATTTAAATAATTAGTTGTCATAAAATCCACCAACATTTCAGCGATTTCTTCTTTACCAAATCTATCTTCTAATTTTTCCCCAGTTTCATCTTTAACTTTTTTCATATAACTTGCAATTAAAGATTTAGGTATATCAATTGAATTTCTAACTTTAAATGTGTCTCCTAATGTAATAGTTGATTCATTTACAGTTTTACTATTTTTCAAATTTTTGAAATCTTTCATATTTTTCATATTTTCCATAATATAATTTATTTTTTCTTTTATATATTAATAAAAAAAAGCCATTTTTTAAATTAAAATAGTTTTGAAATTATTATTGTAAAAAATTGTTTAGAACACTATCAGTTTAATATATAAAGAAAATAAATAAATATAAATATGGTTGAATCATCAGAAAAAACAAACAAGAAAAAACAGATAATATTTATTATAATATACACAATAATTATTTTAATAATTGGATATGTTGTGTTTAATAATAAAACAAATACTTATAAAAATAAAATTGATTCAATTGAATTAAAACATAAAAATATAGAAGATAGTTTAAATAACCAAATTCAATTAAAAAATAATAAAATAGATTCATTATTTGGTAAAAATAAAGAAATTACATTAAATATTGATTCAATAAAAAATAAACAAAATGATAATGAAAAAGCTACGTATATACCTTTTACTAATCTTAAGCCTGATAATGTTGTCAGCTTATTCTCAGGATACAATACCAACAGAAATTACTAATAAAGATTCAATTACTAATATTGATTTAACCCCAAAAGTAATTAAGATGGGAGATAGTACATATTATTGTTTTTATACTGAACAAACAGCATATTTATTTAATGGATTAATACAAAGAGATTTTTATTTTGATAAATATCAAGAAAAAGTAATTGATTTTAATAATATTTCAATACAATATGAAAATAAGATTGATAATTTATATACAATTATTGAAACTAAAAATGAAATCAATAAAGATGAACAGGGGAAAACTCAAAATTGTAAATCTGAAATGGAAGAAAAAGAAAAAGTTTATAAAAAAGAAATCAGAAATCAGAAAATACAAAAATATGTTTCTTGGGGAGTTGGTGTAGGATTAATAGTATTATTATTATTTTAAAAAAAAATATATTATGGGAAAAATGAATTATGGGGAACATAACATAGTTATGTGTATAAAAGATTATTTTTTAGATTGTTATGATGGTGATGAACCTGTTTATGAAAAAAATCAATGGTATTTAGTAGATAAAATTAATGATAGATATAAAATATATAGAAAAATAAACAATAAAATATTTACAGAAAAAGAATTTAAAATTTATTTTGCTTTTTAAAGATATAAAAAAATATTTAACTTCTATATTTATTAGGTAATTTTATTGAAATAATTTCAGATTTCTTTTTATTTGCATCATCCCAAGGAGCAATATCATAATATAAATCTTTCTTTTTTAAATGATTATAATTTTCATAAAATTGTGTTACATTTAAAGCATTAGTAATATTTATTGCTATTGGTGATTGAAGATGTTGACTTGATCCTGAAGTCGTAATTGTTGTCGCAGAATTCCAACCTTTAAATTCTCCATTACCCCATTTACCATCATGCCATTTACCATAAAACACCCCGTTATAAAAATTGCCATTATAAAAATCATCTTTATATGAATCAATTATTGGTGAAGGAACATTTACAGTTTTCATTTGAATTCCACAAACTCTATTAAAATTAATCATACTTGTTTGAATATTTGAATTCCAAGTTTGAAATTCAACTTTTTCATCAGTAGTAAATACAACATCAGCAACATTCCCAGTTGAACCATCATCATAATAATCTTCATTATAATAATTAGAAAATACTGATTCTGTTGAATTTAATAAATAATATTCAATTTTATTATTTTTAATCAAATTCTTTTTAAATTTCCAATATGATTCAAATATTATTGTTTCCTGTGAATTATAATTATATATTGAAGATGCAGATGTAATCATTTGATCATCATTATAATTTATATTTTGATCCACCATTGGAACACCATACCAACTTAATCCAGTATTTGGTATAATATAATTACCATCAATTTCAGACAAATTATATTTTCTATACATTTCAACAGATTTCACAACAGAATATGCATTATTAGCAATAGAAATCCAATGCGCATTTGCAGGTATATTATCAAATAAAAATTCAACATTATTATTAATATTAGTTGATGTTTTAGATATAGATTTCATATATGATGTCACTCCACTTGGTTGTTCAGAATGAAATGCAATACTTATATCTCCAGTAAAATTCACAAGTATTTGATAAGTATTTGCAGTATTTGTTAATCCAGTCCAAATTATACCACCATCATCACTACTTATAGGGGTATATCCATTATATGAATTATATCCACCAATATTATGAACAGGAATCCAAGTTTCATTAGTAATTCCAGTATAATCCCAATGTAAAATATTACTTGTTATGTTAGATGTTGTTTCATATTTACTTGTTAATCCAGATGTTATATGACCACGAGAATTTTTAAATCCAATATGATATTTCATCCATTCATAAAAATTATTACCAAAGGGTGTTTGTAAAGTTGAATTAAAAAATTCTTGTTCTTTACTTAAGAAATTATTTGAATCTTCAATTAAATATTCAAGTCCTGTTGTTGATGCACCAGAAATTGCAATATTATATTCTTCAACAGAATCATCAGCAAAAGATTCAGGTGTATCAAAACTTAATCCTGTTGCACCAGTTATTAAACCTTCCCAATTCACATAATGGGTTGATGTGCCAGTATTAATATCACACCACCATGGTGGAATTGGTGAACCATAAATCCAATTTGTTCCAGAAGTTTGAGGAACTCCCGCATCATCATAATTCATTTCATAAGTCGTTACTCCTGAAACATTATCAGTACCACCACTATTAATAGTAGTTACGGCACTTAAAACAGGTAATGGATGTGTATAATAACCAGAATTTGCGATAGACCAGGCATTTTTAAAATTTTTATCATATGCATATTTTTCATTTTGAGATGCATTAATATAAATATCATTAATAATATCTGATTTAAAAATAAGATAAACATAATCTCCTGAATCATAAGTATAACCATCATATATATAATCATTACTACCATATAAATCATTAAATGATTGATAAATATCAGTTGATCCAGTATCCGGATTAACTATTGTATAATTTGGATCAATTATATCTAAACTTTTACTTGATTCTTTTAACCAACTCAACATTAATAATTTATCTATTCCACAATTAACTTTAAAAACTATTTTAGCTGGATTTATTGAATAAGTTCCTCCTTGTGGAGATGTTGTTGGTAAAATTTGTTCATCTTCCCAAGCTAATGAATTTAAGAAAGTAGTCATATAATTATTTGAAATATCTTCAGAAACTTTATTCTGAGTATATATTATCAATGGATAAATTTCTTCTATAACAATATTTGTTGTGGCTGTTGTATTAGTAATTAATTCTGTATGATCAGAAAACATTGAAACGTGGATAGTTGGATAATCATTAGTTAATGTTCTACCAAAATTCCCATTATGAAAATTCCCATTAATCCAAATATTTTCAGAATCTTCTATTGTAGAACTAAAATTACCTCCTTTAAATTCACCATTATAAAATGTTATTCCACTTCTCATTGTTGTGGAATTAAAAACACCATTATAAATATTAGCATTTCCTATAAATTCATCAGAATTAAACAACCCATTATTAATTGTTGTTGTTGCAGATGGTATATTTTCTAAATCATATATTGAAATAAATCCACTTATTCCTTGATAATAATCTTCCATTGTTTCCTCGACTAAAATATAATTATCTCCAACAGAATTAAATACAGTTGTTGTTCCAGGAATTTTATATTTTGTATATGGTGAAATTGTAAATCCTGTATTTAAATTTAATACTTCGAATCCACATAAATATATTGTTTTTCCTGAATCAGCAGATGTAAAATAATGACCATTTTCAAATTCAATATAAATAATTTCTTCAATTGTACTTGCACTTGTTAAATATTTACTTCTAACTGTTCCTTTTAAGCCAGATTTCACATCTAATGAAAATATATTACTAGTAAAATTTCCATTATTTACTGTTGTGGGATTTACAAAATAACTATTAGAAATTGTTGCATAATTTATTGTATTTTTAAATAAAAATACAGATTCATCAATTATTGAATTTAAATTTTCAAAATTATTATATGATAAATCACTATTTAATAATGAACCATTTGATATTGATGAATTAAAAACTGTACTTCCCGAAACTTGACCACCTGTAATTACAGAATTTTTAATAATTGATGTATTAATTTCTCCTCCATTTATTATAGAATTATTAATTATTAAATTATATAGTGAACCATCATTTATATTAACATTTCTAAAAATTAATTCATTAGTATTTCCAGAAGTTTTCCCAGATAAAACACCACCATTCACAATACCATTTTCCCAAATTGATGAAAATTCTTGACCACCTGTAGTCCAATATGACCCAATATAATTTCCACCTTGAAAATTTCCATCATTCCATAAAGATCCTTTATAAGTACCATCAACAAAATATCCATTACCCCAAGTATGAGATGAAGTTCCATCAAAACCAAATTGACCATTTAAAAATAACCCATTACCCCAAGATAAAATTGTAAATATATTTCCATCCCATGTTCCGTTATTCCATATAATATTATCTGCTAATGATATCGTATTTTTAAAATAACCATCATTAATTATATAATTATCAATTGTACATTGTTCAAAATATCCCCCATTGATTATTTTTTGAGTTGTAGATGATAAATTACAATTATAAAAAACCCCAGCATATATTACACTATTTGTGATTGATGATGTTAAATTATAATAGAATGAATATCCAAATGAATTATTATTTAAATTAATATATTTAGTATAATTATATGTTGTATCAACATATTCTAATTTTTGAGTAATATAATTAGATTCATATTTATTTGTTAAATCAACATTATTAATATCACCATTTAATACAACCCCTTGAATCCAAGTTACATCATCAGTTACACCATCATTATTTAAATTTACATTTTTAAATAATGTAGAATCTATTTGACCTTTTTCTATTGTCATATCTTTTACAACAACTTTACTAACATAATGATTATAAATTTCATCAGTTTGTATTGTTAATATACTTCTATCAATAACAAATGAATTATTATTTTTATTTACATAAATAACTTTATAACCTGTTACATAATCAGAATAGATAAAATCTTCAGATTTTATCATATAAATATAATTATCTAAATCTATACTTGAATCTGGATAATTTGCAGTATCTCCACTAAATGTAATAAATACTGTATCCCCTTCTTCTATATGAGAATCTAATTCTGTATAAAGTTGAATATATCCATTGTATTTATCTATTTTTGGTATTAATTTAACTGCATTTATTGTTCCTAAATCATCATATCTTAATGGTATTGACATATCAATTTGTATAATTTTAAATTATATATTAAAATTGAACTCTTCAAAAAAAATATATAATAAAATATGAATTTAAATATTATTAAAGAAAAAATTGAATACATATTTGTTGAATATTATAAAGAATTAAAAGAATTTATGAATAATATTAACAAATTATTAAAACAATTAAAAATAGATGAAAGGTATATTTTATATGATAATTTTTGTCTTGATATTGAACTTCATGTATTATCTGTATTTAAAAATAAAAATATAAATTATTCAAATATAACTTCTTCTATTTTAGTTAATGCTTTAAATAATATGATTAAATACAAAATTATGAAAGATCCTAATTATGAAAAAAAAATTATGAAAAATTTTAAAAATTATGAATCTATTTTGACTGAAATAAAAAATTTAAAAATAATTTAATTTTTTTTAAAATCTTAAAAATCAAGTTATTATCTAATTTGTAATATATTGATTATCAATCATTTATCAAACTTTCTAAAATTCATTTTTTATAATAAATATATATGTTATATAATTTATAACTTAAATTGAAAAGATTAAAATTATTTTAAAACTTTTATTTGATGTTATAATATATAAACAAATTTAATATTTAAAGCGCTTTAATATTAATTTTTAATAAGTTAAATATAAAAGAAAAAATTAAAAACTTTTTTTAAATATTTAATATATTTATATATGGTTAGATTTCCATATTTAAAAAATCATTATGAAGGATTTAAAAGATTTAACAGAATTAAAGGATTTAAAAGAATAATAAATTTAAAAGATTTTAAAGATTTAATGGATTAAAACAATTATCCTCATATAAAAAATATTATGAAAAATATGAGTGAAAATTTAAATGAAAATTTAGCAGATGATTTTTTGTTTTCCGGAGTGAAAGCAGATGATGAAACAATGTCAGTTTTTGACAACAAACCAACCATCAATGATGGAATTTACAGACCAAAATTAACTGATGCAAAAGATAAAAAAATAGGATATCGTGCAACTTTAAGATTTCTTCCTAACATTTTAGAAAATGGGAAAATTGGACCAAGTGCCATAGAAAAACATGTACATTATGTGGATATTAAAAATGTTTCTGGTATATCTGGATATTATGATTGTAAGAAAAATTATGATAAAGATTGTCCATTATGTACTGAATATTGGAAATTATTTAATTCTAAAAATGCAGCAGACAACGCAAAAGCACAATTATTAAATAGAACAACTAAATATTATTCTTATGTATTAATTGTTGAAGATGAACAATATCCAGATTTAGTAGGAAAAGTTTTAGTATATCCTTATGGTTATACTATTAAAAATAAAATTAATTCTGAAAGACAAGGAGAAGTGTCGGGGAAAAGTGTAAATGTTTTTGATATAATTTATGGGAAAGATTTTAAATTAATTATCAAAGAAAAAGCAGGATATCAAAATTATGATACGTCTGCATTTACGGATACAGAACCACTTAGACTTTATGACGAAAAAAAAGAAATATGGAGATCTGTACCAATTGATGAAAATGGTAAAATTTCAAATTCAAAAGTACAAATAAAAATTAAAGAATTTTTAACTGTAAAAGAGGTGAATTTAGATGATTATAAACCTAAAATATGGGATGATGAAATGCTAACAAAAATTAATTCAATATTCGCTAATTTGAATGGAGAAGAAGTTTATGTTGCAAATCAACAAGCTACATCAACCGAGAAAAAAGAAGTTGAATCATTTCAAAATGATGATGTTACTGCTGCAGATGATTTCTTTTCAATTGATTAATTAATAATCAAGTTATTATAGAAAAATAAAAAGAGCCATTAAAAAATTAATGGTTCTTTTTTATTATTTTTTGATAAAAAATCAATCCAACCTTCCCAACCAGTATTTTTATGGATAATATAAAATCTTTCTTTTACTTCAGTTAATGTTAATTCTTTTTTTCTTTTAATTTTAATATTATTTTCTTTTTAAAATATCATCAATCAAACCATATTCTTTTGCTTCCTGAGCAATCATCCAATAATCTCTGTCTGAATCTTTTTCAATCTTTTTATATGTTTGTCCAGAATGAGAGGATAAAATTTCATATAATTCTTTTTTAAGAATATTGATTTGTTTAACTACAATTTCCATATCAGATGCTTGACCTTGGGTTCCACCCATTGGTTGATGTATAAGTATTCTTGAATGTGGTAATGCAAATCTTTTACCATCTTGACCTGCAGTTAATAATATAGCTCCCATTGATGCTGCCATTCCTGTACAAATTGTGCTTACATCAGGTTCAATTAATTGCATAGTATCATAAATTCCTAATCCTGCATGAACACTACCACCAGGACTATTAATATAAATTGTTATATCTTTTTCTGGATCAGTTGATGTAAGAAATAATAATTGTGCTTGAATTACATTAGCAACATAATCATTAATATCAGTTCCTAAAAAAATAATTCTGTCCATTTGAAGTCTGGAAAATACATCCATTTGTGCAACATTCATTTGTCTTTCTTCAATAATTGTTGGAGAAATATAATTATTGTTTTTAATTTGTTTACTTACAATACTATTGTAATTATGTAAATTCATACTTGATATTCCTTGACTTTTTGCAAATTTTGTAAAATCTTTATTCATATTATTCATATTTTTAATTTAAATTAATTATTTATTATTGTTTTTCTATTTAATTATTTATTTAATTTGGTTATTTTTATTTAAATAATTGGTTATCTTGGGTGCTTGCCATAATATTGAAAATATCATTAATCCACATATAATAAAAGCATAAAATATTAACGGAGTTAGCCGGTGCTTATTCGTATGGTACCAAATGTTATGACAAATAACCCAATAGTTCCCAAAATAGCTATTATTAAAGGAGTTATTATCATATATTTATCAAAAAAATCTTCTCTTTTATTCATTTTTAATTTTATATGTTTCTTTTAATAATTTGATGATATTCTTAAATTTCTTATTTAATCTATTATTTGTTCTTAAATCTCTATTTAAATACGCATTAACATCTGCATCTTTTTCTAAATAATCAATAATCAATTGAGTATTTATATTATAATTTGAAATATTATAAAATGTATTCATTCCATCAGCTTTATATGCAATATATAATAATCCCAATTCATTCATTAAATCAAATGTCTTATCAAAACCAGTTTTATTTTCTTTAGAATATTTAATATTTCTAAAATCAAAATGAACAACATCATCAACATGTGATAAAAAAATCATAAATTTTCTATATGAATCTTTTTCTATTATTTGTTGTATTTTAATTATTTTTTCTTGAATTTTTGTCATAATTTAAATATTTCTAAATTCTATTCTTACCTCTTGTTCTGAATTAAAATATTTTTTATTAGGATGTTTATCATGATTTTTTTCACTTTCATGATTCCAGAATGAACAAGTTATACAGTCATTTTCAATAGTCCAGTAAGGTTCTCCTTCATTAAAAGGATATTTTTTCTTTGTATTATTTTTTTCTTTCATAATTTTATTATTTTTATTAATTTTACAAATATACACAAAAATTATTTAAATAAAAAAATTATTCTACATTAAATGTTAAATCATCATCTTTTTTCTTATGAATATTACCAATATTTATTTTTTTCTTGGTATTCATTTCTTTTTTCTTATCTTCTAATAATTTATTAATTTGTTCTTGAGAAATTTGTTCTTTAAATATTTTTTCTTTTGGTAATTTTTTAACTTCTTTTAAATTTGGGAATTTTTCTTTTACTTGAATTTTACTTAATTTTTCAAGAAATTTTGATTTTGGAAATGATGCATCAATATAAACTAATTGATCTGCAATTAAATTTTTTTCATATTTAATATTTGGTTTATGTTTAATAAAATTTTTATAATATTTTTTATTATTTTTAAAATAATGGTCATGAATTTCAAAATTTTTCATTGTAAAATCTTCAGAATTAAAATATACAGAAGATTCAATATAATCAAACATAACATAATCTGTTGGAAATCCAGTTGTAATCATATGAAATTTTAATTCAAAAAAATCAAATATTTCTTTTAAATTACTGGTTAGTTTTATTTTTTTATTATCATAAATATATTCTAAACCAAATCTTGTATAATTTAAATTAAAATTTGATGCTAAAATATTAACTAAAATATTAATAATATTCCAAGAATAATAATATAATGTATAAATCCATAATTTTTCACTTGTTAAAATAAATCTAACATCAAAATTATCTATTGTAGTATAAACAATTCCAGATTTTTCTTTAATTTCTGTTGCATTAAATATTCTTGAAATATCATATGATATAACATAATCTGGGATAATTATATCTATATAATTAAATTTTATTTTATCAATATGACAAAATGGGATTTCGTGTTTAATTTCTTCTTCATCTAAAATATCTGATAATTTTTTTAGAACTTTTATGAAATCTGGTTTTTTATATTCTTTCATTTATTATAGTTTTTAATTTTCTTTCTCTAATATGAACTACACACAAACTAAAGAATTTGTGTGTTTCACGTTT